ATATTATTGACTTCAGTCCAAGCTGAACCATTCCAAGATTCTACATCTAATGGTCTACCACTTGCATCATAACCTGAATAAAGTAACCCAGCAGTTGTAGTTCCTACACCATAGGTACCACTTCTCCCTGTGTTGTTTTCTGCAATTTCTGTCCAACTTGTACCATTATAGTTTTCAACAAGATTAGTATAAAGATTCCCTGGACTATTATTACCATCTACACAAAGTGCCGCTGTTTGTAATCCAAAACCTGCTTGACCATATCTACTTGTATTTAAATCATTTCCCTCAGTCCAACTTGTACCATTATAAGATTGACTATTTGTTCTTGCATTTCCTCCACCAGGAATAGCACCACCAAAAGATAATCCTGCTGTTTGTGTTCCAGCATTACCCATAGAATTATTACCTGTTGCTAAAGCACCACCAGCTGCCCATGTACCAGTTGTACCAGGTTGTACGTATTTAAAAGTTTTTGAAGTAGAGTTAAAATAAAATTGTCCAACTGAAGCTGCTGTAGTTGGGTCTGAAGCAAGACTTTGAACTGTAAATCCTTTTATATCTTTAAAAGTAGCCATTGGATTATTTATCCTTTAGCAGCCAACCTTGTGTACCATCAGTATATACTAGAGTTAAACCAGCTCTTTCTATGCTTACAGTTAAGCTTGCTGCTACACCTTGAATCTTTTCTGACCCATTTGGTGCAATCGTTAAATTGTTTGTATCAAATGTTCCAGCATAATCAATTAAAGTAATTTCATCACCTAAAGTTCCTGCTGGTAATGTTGCTGTAAAAGCTGCTGATGTTGTATTACAAAAATATCCTTGTCCTGCTACTGCAGTAAATCCTGAAGTCTTAACTGCTTGGTAAGCTGTACCACCAGTTACTTCAGCAAAAGATAATTGACCAACACCTGTTGTTCCTGAACCAGTAATACTAGCTACTTTTAAAAATCTATCTGCTGTAACGTTTCCTGTAGGAAATTTTAATGTGTAACTTTGGTTTGCTGAGTGTGCTGGGGATTGTAATTTAATACCATGAGAGTTTTGTTCGCAATTTAAAATTAGTGTTCCAGGATTTGTATTACCACCAATTTCAACAGCGCCTGTTCCGTTTGGATATAAATTTAAATCTCTGTTTGAAACTGTAACAATTTCATTATTGTTTGTGTCTAAATCTCCGCCAAGTTGAGGTGATGTATCATCTACAACATCTCCACCTGTTTGAATTTCAATTATTTTTGGGTTTGTTGTATCAGGGGTTCCTGAAGCAAATAATAATGCAGTTCCTTTATTGCCTGTTGCAAAAGTAAAAGTAGCACCAGAACCTGATGCATATTTAAATTGAACTGTGTATGAACCTGAAGTTCCATTTTTTAAAATGTAAAAATTTTCTACGTCGTTTGGAATAGTAACAATTCTGTTTCCAGAAATTGAACCTGTAAACTCAATCATTCTAGCTTGAGCGGTTCCAGTTAATGCGCCATCTGCAACTGTTAAAGCTGTAGTGCCTGCTCCACCTGCAATTGATACTGCCTTATACCCGCCAAGAACCTGTTCTATAAGATCTAAGTTAGCGTTTGTTTTTGTTCCCCATGTACCGGCGTTTTCGCCAGTCGCCATTTTTTCTATACCTAACGGTGTATATGATGATGCCATAAATCTCCTATGCTGCCTCTACGTCGTTATAACTTGTATTTGATCCAGTTGCAACACTCGAATAGTTAGTATTTGAGCCTGTTGAAACACCACTATAATTCGTATTACTGCCTGTGTCAACATCTTGATAGTGAATAATAAACGGTTCTTCTAGTGTAGAAGTTATTGATAAACCAGTTAATCCAACTACTTGATCTTTAGGATCTATTGAGCCAACAGAAGCATTAAATGATACACCTGTTAATCCAACAGATTGATCTATAGGATCTATTGTTCCAACAGAAGCATTAAAAGATAAACCTGTGGGTACAACAGCTACTGAGCCAGTGTTTGCTGGTGTTCCTAAAGCAGCATTAACTTGAAAACCTGTTAGAGCAACTGCATCATTTGGAACAACTATAGATCCTTGTGATGAACTTATCTCGAATCCTGTTGGTACAACTAATGTTCCAACAAAAGCAATAGTTGTTCCTAATGAAGATGTAATAGAATTTCCAGTTACAGAGACATCTTCGTTTGTTGATACAGCTGTGCCTTGTTGTGATGTAATAGATTGACTTGTTAATCCAACAACTTGATCTGCAGGATCCAGAACTCCGATAGCTGATGTAATAGAATTACCTGTAAAGGCGGGTGTAACAGAAACATCTATAGTAGCTGTTCCTCTTATATCATTAATTTCAAAACCATTTGGTTCAACAGTTACATCAATAGAATTTGTAATTGATCCTAATGTAAATGAAGATTGTAAACCTGATAATGTAACTGCTCCATTAATAGAAAAAGTAATTGAACCAAGATTAGATGTAATTGAAAGACCTGTAACACTTACAGTTTCATCTGCAAGATTTCCCCATTCTCCGTCACCCCAAGATTTAGCACCCCAGCCTGTAGCAAGAGATTGATCCTCGCCCCAGTAAGCTTGGCCCCAGGTAAGTCTACCCCATCCAGCCATTCTTTACTCCTATGCTAATCTTATAATTGCGTTTGAGGAATCGTTTGCAGGAAATTGAATTTGAAAAGTTCCGTTAGTTGCAGTTTTATCAGAGCCAAAAGCAATTATACAAACAGCATCAGTAGTGTTTGAACCACCGTTTGTTTGTGTGTTGTAAATCATTGCACCGTTAGCTGTGAAAGTTGCTGATGTAAAAGAAACATCAGAAAAATCTGTGAATGCAGTTGTTGAAGTTAAACCAACTCCAGTATTTGTCATAGCTTTACCACCTGCAGTGTATGCAGATCCTGCTGTGTTTGAAATTTCGTTTGAAGTTGAATAGTCAGTTGTCGCTGCACCTAAAGATGCTGAACTTGTAAATAATGCTATTTTAAAAGTATCTCCGCCTGATCCATTAGCATCAAAATCGTGTTTACCTTGTAAAAGTTCTTGTTTGAAACTAGAACATATTGCTGATGATATTGCCATAATTTAACTCCTATTTTTAAGGTGACGTTGAAGGTATAGTTATTCTAACTGTGCCATCCGTATAATCATCTCGTTTACGTCTGCCAAGTTGTTCCATACCAAACTTGTCTAGTTCTTGTTTATACTTATTTTCATAAAGTGTCAACATATCTAAAGGGCCTTTTAAGTATCCATAAGCTTCACATAAACAGGCATATAATAACCCATTTCCAAAGTATTGACTTACATAAGTTGTAGTATTTGATCCAGATAATCCTGTTGGAATAGCTTCATAATGAATTTTAAACTCATATGTATTGTCTGGAGTTGGGGACAAAAGTAGTGTTCCAGAAGTTGTGTCTGTTATACCTGTTGCTCCACCAAACATAGCATAGTATTTAGGTGTTCCTCTTTTAGCTGATTCTGTAGAAGGTACATATTCTTGTAAAAAAGATTCATCCTTTTTTTCTAACCAAGTATTTGCTCCTGTAGCAGCAGTTGTTGAAGTGTAAACTTGTACACCTTTTACAAATAAAGTTTTAGCAGGTACGTTAATAGTATTTTGTCCTGTAACTAAATTACCAATTGATTGTTTTTTATATGCATCAAGAGGTATATCTCTCAATATTCTCATTTCAGCGTTATCAATAAATTGATCTGTAATAGTAGCTGTTAATACATTAGTATCTACTTCTGTATAATTTTGAATTGCTGTTGTTAATGTTGCGTATGTAAATCCTGCCATAATTAAGCTCTATCATTTATTGGTCCAATTGTACACTGCAAACCACCCCCTGATTCACTAGTAGAAGCTGCATTCGTTAGTGTAATATTTATACCATCAAATTGAGTAAGAGTAGCTGGTTGCCCTGTATATGGAACTGATGTTTGATTTAAAGAAACTACTTTAAATGCTCCAAAAACTTTAGCTCCATTCGAGTGGCTAGTGGCTGTTGTTTTTGTTGGAGTGGCTCCTCTAAAAGGTGCGCTAGACGTAGTACATCCTGTTAATTGATTTGTAGATTTACCTGTATATTTAATAACTTCATTTGCAAATAATCCAGATGTAGAATCTACTTTTTCAATCATAATAAAACCACTTGTTGGAAACTGTGAGGCATTAACTAAATTAATAGAAGTTACTGAATCATTTATATTTCCATTTAATGTAGTAGAAAGTTGTAAAGTTGTTATAGCTAAACCACCCACTGGGGTTTTTACATTTTTAAATCTTACAAAATCATTCACAGAAAGATCACCATTAGGAAAATTAATTTTTAATGTTGTATTTGAAGCTGTTGTAAATGGGTTATTAGGTAAAAAATCAGTTGTTGGAAACTCTGTTCTTGCAGGTCTTGCTTGTGGTAAACCTTGAGGATCAGCTCCTACAGGTTTTGGTTGTAGTTGAGGTTGTTTAGGTTCGTATTCTGAAGTATGAACTCTTGCACCATTCCATTCAACAACCATTTCTTTATATGGAAAAGCCATGCCTGATCTATCTGATATAAACTTGGCATATTTACCTTTTGAAAAGCTTGTCATTATGTACCTGGATAATAAGTTTTAGGTGTTATAAATGAACTAGAAGAAGATCCATCTTCAGCTAATGCTCTAGCTAATTCATCTTCATATAATAATTTCATTTGTTGTGTTAGTTCAGGTTTAAATTTTTGTGATAAATAAAAAGATAATCCTGATGCCATACAAGGTACAAATCTGTAAGGTACATCAGTAGCGTTTGTATAGTCTCCTACGTCTTGAATTCTTTTTACAAAATAAAAATTAATAAAATGACCCGCTTGAGAACTTCCTGGTGTTAAATATAAAGTAATTGTAACTTTATCAATAAATCTTTGAACAAAATATTGTGTAGGTGTTCCTTCAGAAGTTTTATTTGCAAGACCTTGATATGTAGATCTATTTATTTTTGTAAGAGGTGAGTCAACACTTGAAGCATTTCTGTAAGAAGCTTCTAATACATCATCAACACCATATACAGCTGTTGTGTCAGAAGTACCGTCACCTGTTGATCTAAACATTGTGTATTCTGCTTTACCGTCAACTAATGTAATTGAATTGTTTGCTACTTCCCAATAGTGAAGTCCTCTATTACCCCACTCTTGAAACATAATATTCAAGGAACGTCTTGCCATACGTAACTGATTACCAGATACGCCTTGCATTCCTAATCGCTCGTAAGATTCTTCTATTATTTCATCAATAGCAAAAGTTTTGTCGAATACAGTAGTTTCTGAAGTAGTGTTAGCCACTTTATGCTCCTGTAATAGTTACAGTAACGCTTCCATCTGTTCCACCACTTTGAGTTAGTGTAGCAATAAGGCCATCTTTAAATAAGATACCTGAACCTGGAACATAAACTTCCAATCCTTCAGTGTCATATCTATAAATAGCTTTTAAATTACCTCCACCCGCAGCACCTGCTGTAGCCGCATCAAATAAAGATAAAACAGAACCTGCTTCTCCTCTACCTTGAATAGAAGTAACTCTAGTTCTACCTACTCTTAATGCAGAAGCTGTACCAGTAGTTTTATTAAGGGTTGTTTGGTCGCTTGAAAATGATCCGCCGCCTGACATATTTTTTCTCCTAATTTATTTTAAGTATGGGGCCGAAACCCCACACTAATTGTTCTAATCTGCGTATGGTGTTACTAAAGTACCTGATCCAATTAATAAACAATCGGAAACCATGTACTTAAGAGCGTCGATAGCTGTAATAGTTATTATACTACCAACAATTCCACCTTTTGTAGTACCATTCATAGTAATAACATCATTTGCTGCAACGGGTGCAAAAGCTTT